CACCTTGTTCTGTTTTTGGCTTACAATTTTTCTTTAACATTTGAGTATCCTGTGAGCTCATAATTGAACCCATGAATATTGCTGTTGGTTGTATATCAACACCCAACTCTCTAAGGTCAAAATCGGCTCTGGTAATTCCTATACTACATTGAGACCCGTCTCCCCAAAATGATGAAACATCAATATCTTTTTTTGCATTAATAATTTGTGGTAAAGAATCTAAATCTGTGGATGCCAAAAATTGAGTTCCATTGACCTCTTCAGAAGTCGCCAATCCCATCCTAACTAAGTCTTGAGGTCTAAGTGAAAATTCACCCATATTTGATAGGTCTAAATCCATTGTAAGTGTCTGTATACCTAATGGCACACCCACAATCATAAAATCACCCGATTCGTTAGTTTTTACGGTATACTTATAATATTTTTCATAAATTTCTAATACCTCTTGTCTTGTTAGTAAATCTTCTCTGTTTGGGAAAGTACCCGTAGGTGTGTGTCCACCATATTCTTGGTCATAAGGTAATAAATTATATCGGTACCCATCTTCATTTTTTTCTGCGGGGCTTTTATATGGATAAAGTGAGGATATAATTGGATTCAATAAATCAACATCTTCAACAGGAACAAAAACAGAAATTCTTGCATTTGGTACTCCATACCCCCCATTTGCTACGACACGACCAACAACCACACCATAGTCCGCACAGAAACGAGTATAAGCATCTCCTTGAGTTAATTTCATGGATAATATTTCCAAGAAATCGAAATCCTGTTCAACATTTAATCTGATTGTTTGGTCAACACCTAATTGTGTACGTAGACGATATGATTTGGGCATAGAAAATCTTTTAAGATAAATAGTTATTTATCTATTTTCAAAATAACTTAGTAAAAATCTATGTAAATGAATTAAGAGAAATCAACCGTTTTTAAGTTCTTAACCCTTACTTTAATATCTTTATTTGGGAACCTAACTTGGTAAATTTGTGAAGGTTCAGCAAATACCGTATCATCAATTAATAAAATTTCTTTTGTTGCACTATTAGCATATCTTTGTGAAGTTTCTGAGGATGAATACTGACCACCAACTTTATTATATACTTTAAGGTCTGTAATAGAAATCACACCAGGAACATCTTGTACCTGACTTCGTAATTCGGATATATAAACATTACCACCCATTTCTCTAAAAACGGGACTCATTATTGTTTGCACTTTATCAATAACTCTAGTAATAACTTCTCCCTGATTTTGAGCACCATCTATCACAACAGATATGTCAAATTCTAAATCAACAACTTGAGCAACATTGATTGATATATAATCATTAATCATCCTATAATTTGATAGATAATTTGCCAAATTTGTTTTTAAAGTATTTGACACTGATTGTGTCAAACTACCAGTTGAATCATAAGAAACAATATTAATATTAATTTTGTTATCTTCTTCAGTAATTGCTACTTTGGCAGGTGCACCAAATTTACCTGGCATTTTTCTAATTAATGCATAATAATCATTAACTGTTACGGCTCTGTTTTGTGATGCAAAGTTAAATGTTACCATGTTTCTAACTTCTTCTATGTTTGGTTGATTTGCACCACCAATAGCCGCAGTCACGTTATTAACTCTTAACGAATTAACAACCTGTTGATTAATATTTGCTGAAGGCCCATTAACAAAAAAGTTAACAGTACCAACTTGGTTAATAGAATTAACACCAATATTTGAAACGGTTCCACCACCAATTCTATATTGGACAAACAGTGTCGTATTAGCCTTTACTGTCTTACCTAACCCAATATTATTTTGGTAATCTTGAACTCTTAATGGTACACCAACTCTTGAAAATTGAGCTAATTGTTCGTCAGCAGTAACTGTTGCATTACCAAACTGAACTCTTAAGAATCCTTCAGGAGTATATTCTGTTATAAATCTTAATTCCGTTTCAATGTATCTACCAACTTTAATACCGGGTCTGTCTGCCGGTTTTGTTGGGTCTTCAATAAACACACTACTCTCAGCCAAAGAATCAACCTCGAACCATCTATCAGGTGAACTTAAAAATTCAGATGATGTTGGTACTGATTGATATGATGTTCCATCTTTTTGAATTACTGACGTAACACCGATAATATTTTTTTCAGGTAAGAAAAACTCAAAGAATGGTTTTACATCTGCAGGTGTAATTATTTTTTTGAATACCTTAGTAATACCATTAACAACAACCTCCCTTTTAGTGATTGTGTAGTTTAATAGTTTACCATTGGAATCAAAATTAGGTATTTTAGTCTGATTCGGAAATCCTTCACTATTATATTGTGAAGAGAAATCAATATCATATACATTCTCAAATGTTTGTCCTGCACCAACCACTTGTGAACCCGCTCTTAATATTCCTAAATAACGAGTATCTTCTTGGTCACCAAAGGCAGGTACCGTAATTGAAAAATCACAAAGTGATACTGAAGGTCTATTACCGGGTATTTTTAATCCGTAAGTTCTGGCTATGTTAAAAATTGATGAACGTTGTTGAGCATATTGAAGAACAGTTTCTTGAATACTCCTATCCATGTGATAATGTAAATTATCACCGATAGCTGCGTTTAAATCTAAAAATACAGAATATACCGACGCATCATTAAAATTGTCAATTAATTCAGGATAATACTCCTGAGTGTAGTTAATAAGGTCTTGACGTAACGCCTCAAAATCCCTATCTGCGTATGAAATTCTTCTTTGTGCCATTTATATTAAATATTGATAATAACAAAATCCTTATTGTTGAAGGTGCTATCTGTTATAGTATAGTCGATTCTTATTTTTGCTGTATAGTCCGCAACACCTGTACCGGGTACTCTGTAAATACCACCAACACCAATGTTTTCCATATTAATATTACCAACTAATTCAAGTTCATCAGTATATGGCGTTATAGTAATATCATTTAAAACTAAATTTGGTAAAAATTCATCAACCGATTGTCTTATATCTGCCTTGATAGCTTCAAACGATAAACCATCCATCGGTTCAAAAATAAATTCATAAATTCTTGTACCAAAATTTGGTAAATAATATCTACTACCCTTTCTCGTAAGAATAAGGTGTAACAAATCTGTTCGTATTTCCTCTTCAGGTGTTTGTGATAATGATAGATACTTTCCGTCCTGACTCTGTCTGAAAGGAAAATTAATACCATATGTTTTACCATCTGCCATATTACATAAATATATTCCTATTATTTTTTTTGAAAACAAAAAAACCCGACAAAATACTTGCCGGGTTTTTCACGCATTATTGTCGTTTTTTACGTCTTATGCCTCACAACTCGTGCAAACTAAATCATTAAGATTAAGTTTTTTTCTTGAGAATGCCTGAGCTGAGTTCATTGAGTGTTGATAATAAAGTGTTTTAACACCTAACTGCCAAGCATCTATAAGAAGTTTATTAACATCTTTAGTTGGCATGTCAGGTGAAATCATTAAGTTCAATGACTGTGATTGGTCAATGAAATCTTGTCTAATTGCCGCTTGGTTAATGATAGTTGATTGATTAATTTCGGCAAATGTTCTGAACACATCTTTTTGTTCTTCTGTTAAAAACTCTAAATGTTGAACTGAGCCATCGTGTTTTTTAATACTATCCCACGTCGCCTTGTTATCTTTCTTTATTGATACCAATAACTTCTGTAGTACAGGATTCTTAATAGTCACTTTTAATTTAGCCACATCTTTTACATAAGCGTTTGACCAAATTGGTTCGATTGATTGTGATACTTGACCCAAGATAAATGCTGAAGATGTTGTAGGAGCAATTGCGTTTAGTGTCACATTTCTTCTACCATATCCGACAAGAGTTTCAGGTTCGCCGAACATTTCCGCTAATGTTTCAGACGCTTTGTATGACTTATCTTTAATAAGTTTGAACGCCTCAATGTTTAATCTTGCACTATCCTTACTGTCAAAAGCTAATCCTTTAGACTGAAGAAGTGAGTGCCAACCCAAAACACCTAAACCAAGAGCCCTTTGTCTTTTAGCAAAATTGTAAGCCTTTTCAAGGTAAAAGAATGCTCTGCGTCCTTCGATGGTTCCACTGTTTTTTATGTCATCAATTTTAGTGATAAACTCAGTAACGACAGCATCAAGGAAATAAACCATCATCTCAACCGCATCGGTATCTTTCCACTCATCATAATGAAGTAAGTTCATAGATGACAATACACAAACAAAAGACTCTTCTTCTGAATTGTGTAGAGCAATTTCAGAACAAAGATTAGAGTTGTAAATCTTCATGTCTTTATCTCTATAAACTTCAGGTGCTTTTTTATTCATAGTGTCAGTGAACATAATATATGGATATCCAATCTCACCTCTACGTTGAATTACTTTAGCCCATATCGCTCTCTTTTCTTTATCTCCATTTACCATTTGTTCCATGAACTCATCCGTAACTGTAACCGCATGTGTTAAATCTTGAATTGGGAAACCTTCAGTTCCAATTTCCAAAAATTCCATAATGTCGGGATGCTCAACAGGAAGGTATGGTGAAAATCTTCCTCTACGCGTTGAACCTTGTGAAATATTGTCTACAACACTTTGGAATAGGTTCATGAAATGGACTGCTCCTGGTGCGTGTCCGTTGTCTGTAATTGTGGCACCTCTACCTCGAAGGTTACCAAAATAACCTGAGGTTCCACCACCCATTTTACTCATCTCACCAACTTCAGCTTGAGTATAAAGAATTGATTCAATATTATCACCAACATTAGAACCGAAACAACTAACAGGTAGTCCCCTCTTTTTTCCAAAGTTAGCCCAAACAGGTGAAGATAGTGAATACCAACCTCTACCCATATAATCATAAAATTTTTCAGCAAATCCTTCCATACCTAATATTTTTTCAGCATGTTCAGCAACTGTTCTAATTCTATCTAAGGGTTGTTCACCCTCACTCAAATATCCTCTACGAAGAAATATTATTGACTCTTCGTTTATCCATTCAAAAGGTTCTCTAT